TTATATCCGAAGTGAACATGCTGCTTTAAATAGTTTACTTCAAGGTGGTGGTGCTATTGTAATGAAGAAAGGTTTAGAGTTACTTGACAAAAGACTAAGCCTTACTGATATTCCTTATAAGTTTGTTGCAAACATTCATGACGAATGGCAAATAGAAGTAAGAGAATGTCAAGCTAATAAAGTAGGACAACTTGCTGTTCAAGCTATCATTGATGCAGCAGAACATTTTAATATGAGATGTCCTTTAGATGGAGAATTCAAGGTTGGGAGGTCTTGGGATGAAACACATTAATTGTAAAGATTGTGGTACTGAGTTAACAGATGAGAACTGGTATCCTTCAAGAAAAGAAAAAAATATTCAGGTATGTATTGAATGTTGGAAAACAAATCCAAAGCATACACAAAGAAACAGTAACAGGATGTTTGTTAATGGGAAACATATTTCCACTAGCCATCCATTACATAAAGCAGGTAACTATAAAACTTTTGAAGATGCAGCTTTCGCTTCTCTTGCTAAATATAAATCAACTAAAGAAGGTCAAGTGTATGTTATAACTAACAAAGCTTGGAAGGGTTGGGTTAAAATTGGTATGGCAATTGATGCTGAAGATAGATTAAACGGTTATCAAACATCTAGTCCTCACAGAGATTATGAATTAAAGTATAAAAAGTTTTTTGAAAATAGAAGAAAGGCTGAACTCGAAGCTCATAAACTTTGTGAAAAGAAAGCAAAAGAAAGAAACGGTGAATGGTTTAAGTTAACAATTACAGATGCTATTCAAATAATAAACAATCTAACAGAGGAAACTCATGAAGAAAAACAAACAGCTTGATACGTTGATTGCAGACATCTATGAAAAAGTTGAGATACTTGGAAGAGGTGAAGCTATTAATGTTAGTGAAGAAGACTTGGATAAGTTTGCTGAGTTTATGAAGCAAGCATTAGTTGATTGGATAACTCCAAGAGCTAATAAGAAACCTACACTTAGAATGTCTAATGTTGGAAAGCCTAACAGACAACTGTGGTTTGATATGAACTCAGAACGAGAAGCCAAAGGTATCAATGCTCCGACTATGATTAAGTTTTTATATGGACATATACTTGAAAGAGTTGTGTTGTTTTTAACAGAGCTTGGTGGACATACAGTTACTGATGAACAAAAAGAAATTAAAGTCAATGGTATTCTTGGACACATGGATTGTAAGATTGATGGTGAAGTAATTGATATTAAGTCAGCATCTAATTATGCATTTCAAAAGTTTAAGAATGGTACTCTAGCAGAAGACGACCCTTTCGGATACATGGCTCAGCTTGCAGGATATGAAGAAGCAGAAGGTACAAGTAACGGTGGGTTCTTAGCAATCAATAAAGAGACAGGAGAACTAGCTTTGTTTCAACCTCAAGAACTTGACAAGCCTAATATCAAAGCAAGGATTACTAAACTTAAATCAGAAATTAAAGGTAAGACTTTACCTGATCTTTGCTACCAGCCTATAGCTGAAGGTACATCAGGAAACTTTAAACTTCCTAGAGGTTGTTCATGGTGTCACCATAAGTTTGAATGCCATAAAGATGCTAACGATGGTAAAGGTTTAAGAGTCTTTGAATACTCTAAAGGTCTAACCTATCTTACTAAAACTGTAAGGGAACCCAAGGTAAATGAGATTACTCATAGGTTTATCAATGGCTAGAAGAGTACCACGAAAACCAAGACCTAAAAAGATTAACGTACCTAAAGGGTATGACAGTCGATGGGAGTATGACATTCACTTAGGTATTTTAAAAGATTGGAAACACCACTGGGATGTCATACAATATGTTGTTGAACACAAATACGAACCTGACTTTGTAAAAGAGTTTGATGGTAAGATAATATTACTAGAAGCAAAGGGTAGATTTTGGGACCATGCTGAGTACAGTAAATATATTCATATTAGAAAAGTTTTACCTGAAAATACTGAGCTGGTGTTTTTATTTCAAAAGCCTTTATCTCCAATGCCGGGAGCTAAAGTAAGATTAAATGGCACAAAAAGAACCCATGCTGAATGGGCTGAAACAAATAACTTTAGATGGTACAGTGAAGAAACGTTACCGAAGGAATGGAAAAATGACAGAACAGATTGATTATAAATTTAATGAACGAAGACATATAATTGAATTAAAAGAATATATTGATGGTACATATGGTGAGCATTACGCTTCTGATAAGTACCAAGCAACCGATGTGATCATTGACTCAGGTCATGGTGAAGGTTTTTGTATGGGTAACATTATGAAGTATGCAAAACGTTATGGAAATAAAGCAGGAAAAAACAAAAAAGACTTGCTTAAAATCTTACATTATGGTATAATTATGCTTGACATACACAACAAGGAATCAAATAATGGTTGAAGATAAAGTCGGTATCAAGGATTATCTTGGTATAAAAATTAATTACAGTAATGAAAGACTACTAGATAAGTTTAGTCTTGATACATTAAAAGATAGATATTTATGGGAGAATGAAACACATGCACAAGAAGCTTTCGCAAGAGCCTCCGTCTTCGGAGCAACCTACAAAGGTCAAACAGATTTTGAATTGGCTCAGCGACTTTATCACTACAGTTCCTCTTGTTGGTTTATGTTTAGCACCCCTATACTTAGTAACGGGGGAACCAGTCGTGGGCTTCCTATTAGCTGTTTCCTCAATTATGTACCTGACAGTCGTGACGGGCTATCTTCTCATTACAATGAAAATATATGGTTGGCGAGTTCAGGTGGAGGTATTGGTGGATATTGGGGAGATATCCGTAGTAATGGTATATCTACTACTCACGGTAGTAAGTCTACTGGTTCAATCCCCTTTATACATGTAGTAGATTCACAGATGTTAGCCTTTAACCAAGGTGTAACAAGACGTGGTTCTTATGCAGCATACATGGACATATCTCATCCGGAGATTGAAGAGTTCATTAACATGCGTAAAGAATCCGGTGGTGATATTAACAGGAAAAATCTTAATCTTCATAACGGTATCAACATTACCAATGAGTTCTTGAAAGCTGTTGAAGAAGACGCAGACTTTAGATTGATTGACCCTAAGACTAATGAGCCTACTAAGACTGTTAATGCTAGAGACTTATGGTGGCAGATCATTAATGCTAGAGCAGAGACAGGTGAGCCTTACATGGTAAACATAGATACATGTAATGATGCTTTACCAAAAGAACAAAAAGATTTAGGTTTAGAAATCAAACAGAGCAATCTTTGTTCTGAGATTACTTTACCTACTAACGAAGAACGAACAGCAGTTTGTTGTTTATCTTCTGTTAACTTAGAATACTTTGATGAATGGTCAGAAAATCCAATGTTCATTGAAGATTTAATTACTATGCTCGACAACGTGCTTCAACATTATATTGATCATGCTGTTGACACAGATAACTTAGGAGAATACAATGCAAATTTTAAAAGATTTCAAAAACATATTAAAGAAGGTAGGGAAGGGTTTACTAAATCTGCCTACTCTGCTTATAGAGAAAGGTCGTTGGGTCTCGGTGCGATGGGCTTCCATTCGTATCTCCAATCACGCAACATTCCTTTTGAAGGTATCTATGCTACGGGCTTCAACTATAAAGCATTTAAACATATTAAAACGAAAGCACAACGAGCTTCTGAAAAACTTGCTGACCAACGTGGAGAAGCACCTGATGTCAGTGGTAGTGGGAGGAGGAATGCTCACCTTTTGGCTGTTGCTCCTAATGCCAGCTCTAGTATTATTTGTGGTGGGACATCTCCTTCGATTGAGCCTTATCGTGCTAACGTTTATACGCATAAAACTCTCTCGGGTTCTTACCAAGTTAAAAACAAATACCTAGAAGAGATACTTAAAGATAAAGGATTAAAGAAAGATGAATTGACTGTACTATGGAAAGACATTGCAGGTAATGACGGTTCAGTACAGCACTTAGATATTCTTACAGATGATGAAAAAGAAATATTTAAGACTGCTAATGAAATAGATCAGATATGGATTGTTGAACATGCAGCTAAACGTCAAGAATTTATTTGCCAAGCACAGTCAGTTAATCTATTCTTTACACTTCCAAAAGCTACAGAGCCACAGGAAGTTCACGATGAATACATGCAGTACGTCAATGATGTACATTGGTATGGCATGAACAAACTAAAGTCTTTGTATTACTTTAGAACTAATGCTGCAAGAAATGCAGAAAATGTAAACACTAAAGTTCAGCGTATTAAATTAGACGATGCTGAATGTATTGCATGTGAAGGATAAATTATGGATTGTTGGCACTGTGGAACAGAATTAATATGGGGTGGAGACCACGACATAGAAGATGAAAACGATGAGTATATTATGGAAACTAACTTAACTTGTCCCAAATGTAACTCTTCTGTAATAGTTTATTTACCAAAGGATTAATATGAAACAAGAAGAGTTTA